CCCGTAATATAGAGGTTTGTCAAGCACTTTCTAAGGAAAGAGCAAAATAAAATAAAATACTTGACAGATTGCGAATCTACGGGTATAATATACATATAGCCCCCCGGGTTATATATAGATAATGGAGCATGGCTTATGTTGTTTATCTATGTACCCGCTTTTTAGCCGTTGCCTTTAAAGCCCTTTGAAGCTGCGGCGCTGTCTAGTTTACATGCTACAACTTCCAAAAATGTATAAGATTGTATATATATCCCTAGTACCCCCTATGGCAGCTTGCCCACCCCCTGAAGTCTCTAAAGACTTCAAAGTTTTCCAGACTCAAAGAG